GGATAGAAGCACCTGGAACTCAGGGCCTTGGAATGGCCCGATTCCGGTTGAAGTTACAGGTGTTTCTGCCGCCAGCGCCGTAGGTTCGGTTACCGTTAGTCTGCCTAAAGTAGTTACTGTAACAGGTGTTTCTGCTGCGAGTGGTATTGGTTCTTCCTCTGTATCCGGAGGAGCTATAGTTACCGTAACAGGTGTTTCTGCTGCGAGTGGTGTTGGTTCAACCACAGTTCTAACTAATGTTATTCTTTCGCCCACGGGAGTATCCGCTGCAAGTGGCATAGGTTCAGTTCAAATCAACCATACAATCTCAGTTGAGGGAGTATCTGCTGAAGGTTTGGTGAACAATGCAACTGTCTGGAGTGTCATAGATACCTCGCAAACACCGGATTGGTCCGAAATAAGTACATCACAAACCCCAAGTTGGTCTGAGGTTAGTACATCACAAACCCCAGACTGGTCTGAAATAGCCGCATAGGAATAAGGTCATGGCATCTTCATATACAACAAACTATGGCATCGAAAAGATTGGCTCTGGGGAACAATCTGGGGCATGGGGAACCACCACAAACCATAATCTAGATTTGCTAGATCGAATTGCTTCTTACAAAGCGGTTGCTCTATCTGGAACAACCCACACCCTGACAGTTCGTGAAGCTTCTCCTGGTTCAGGAACCGAGAATCTTCAAGATGGAATGTTTAGAGTCGTTAAATTTACGGGAGCGTTAGGCGCAAACAATACCGTTACGATAGCCCCTAATACCACCACGGCTTATTTTATTATCATCAATGCTACAACTGATTCAGGATCAAGTGGACCCTATTCCGTTATTCTATCTCAAGGCAGCGGTGCTAATATAACTGTGGAGAACGGAAAGTCCGCAATAGTGTATTGCGATGGTGCGGGGTCTGGCGCGGCTGTAGCAGACGCACTTTCTAATCTTGCTTTAGCAACTTTAACAACTTCAGGTGCAATCACGGCCACGGGAGATGTTACTACCAGTGGTACGTTTAACGCATTAGGAGATACTGCTGCTTCAGATAAAGCAGCAGTTGGTTATACTTCCGCTGAAGGATTAATCCTGACGGGGCAAGGCTCAACCAATGACGTGACTATTAAGAATGACGCCGATGCTGACGTAATAACGATAGCAACTGGGGGGACTAATGTTGACATCGTTGGCGATGTTACCGCTTCCACCGTTAATGCGGATGGAGACACGGCTGCTAGTGACAACGCTGCAATGGGATACACCTCTGCCGAGGGGCTTATCCTGACGGGGCAAGGCTCAACCAATGACGTGACTATTAAGAATGACGCCGACACAGCAGTTTTAACGATATCTACTGGCTCAACGGCTGTCGATATCGTAGGAGATGTTACAGCCTCCACCGTTAATGCAGACGGCGACACTGCTGCTGGTGATGACGCGGCAATGGGATGGACCTCTGCCGAAGGACTTATCCTTACGGGGCAGGGAAGTACTTCCGATATAACGATTAAGAATGACGCCGATACAGCAGTTTTAACGATAGCTACTGGCACAACTAATGTTGATATCGTCGGCGATGTTACCGCTTCAACCGTTAATGCTGACGGCGATACTGCTGCTGGTGATGACGCGGCAATGGGATACACCTCTGCCGAGGGGCTTATCCTGACGGGGCAAGGAAGCACGTCAGACATAACGATCAAGAATGATGCTGACGCGGCTGTACTAACTGTTGCTACTGGTACAACTAATGTTGACGTTGTTGGAGATCTGACAGCAGCAACGTTGAACGCGGACGGTGATACAGCAGCAGGAGACAACGCCGCAATTGGTTACACGGACTCCGAAGGACTTATCCTTACAGGCCAGGGTTCCACGAACGACATTACCATTAAAAACGATGCAGACGCGGAAGTTTGTACTATCAAAACAGGCACTACAACTTTTAGAACAGAGGGCGTTTTGTCCATTGCTGACGGCTCAAACAGTGCTCCATCCATAAGCTTCTGGAATGACCCAGATACTGGAATCATGCGTATTGGCGGGAATGAGGCAACGTTTGTTGCGGCGGGGTCTAATGGTTTGGCTAGTTGGGGAAGCTATGGCCTTCGCATCAAAAACGGTTCTGCTGGCACCCCCTCCCTGGGGCTTCTCTCAGACACGGATTCGGGAATTTTCAGCGGCGGCGCAGGACAAGTCAACATTTCCACAGGCGGCAGTGAGCGCGTCGGAGTCGATTCTAATGGGGATTTTAGACCAGGCAGTGACAACGCTTATTCGTGCGGCTTGAGCGGATCCCGATGGGATGTTGTTTATGCTGCTGACGGAACTATCAACACGTCCGACGAAAACGAGAAGGAGGACATCATCGATGAGCCCCTTGGGTTGGCTTTCATCAATGCGATCCGGCCCGTGCAATTTAAATGGAAGGATCGGCCTGAGATCTCAGAAGTTCGCGAGATTGAGGAATATGATGAAGACGGTGAAGTCACCGGAAACACGATAGAGAAAAAGTATGTCGCAGCACCTGCCAAAAAAAATGTGCGGCCTCATCACGGCATGATAGCGCAAGAAATCAAAGCCGTTTTGACAGACCTGAGCATCGATTTCGCAGGATATATTGACCCCAGCGTCACGGGAGACGACGGCCCAACCGGTCTTAGATATTCTGAGTTCATTTCTCCTATTATTAAAGCGATACAAGAATTGTCTGATCGTATCGACGCCCTGGAGGGGTAATTATCCCATGACCCGAGAGCAAGCTAAAGCGTGCGCGGCCTTTTTGCAGCGTGTACAGTTGAGTGGTCAAGAAGTTGAAACATTTGTAGTTGTTCAACGGGCTTTGCTAAAGATTATACATGGGACTGATTCTGCTCCAGAAGAAACGCCGTCTGGAAACGTAGACGATAATTTGTGAGTGGGATGAATGCCCTTAGCCAAGATATCCTTCCGTCCTGGGGTTAACAGAGAGACCACTTCATACGGAGACGAGAACGGTTGGTTTAACTCAGACCTAATACGTTTTCGTAAGGGTCGCCCTGAGAAAATGGGTGGGTGGGTTCGTCTTAGCAGCAACACAATCCAAGGTACTGGAAGATCCCTTCATGTGTGGTCTTCTTTAGAAGGTGATAAATACATGGGACTTGGGACAGAATCCAAGTTCTATATAGAAGAAGGTGGTCTCTATAACGACATAACCCCAATAAGGTCTACGGCGACTCTTGGTACAAATCCTCTTAAAACAGGGTCGGCGGGAAGTGGTGTTGTAACGGTTACTGCCGCCGCCCACGGTGCGGTTAATGGTGATTTTGTTACATTAAGTGGCGCAACCGCAACGGACGGCATCACAGCGGCTCAGTTAAACACTGAGCATGAAATTACTCTTATTGATTCCAACACCTACACCATACCCACGGGAGGGTCCGCGTCCTCTGGTTCTACGGCGGGAGGGGGATCCTCTGTTGTAGCGGTGTATCAAATTAATTCCGGCATTAGTCTTTCTATGCCTGGAGTGGGATTCGGCGCGGGTCTTTGGGGGGGTCTTTCCGTAGGCTATTCCCAGACAACTTTAAATGATAGCGGTGGCATAAGTGATTCTGACACTTCCTTTGTACTCACAAGCGCGTCTAACTTTGAGACAGCTTCGACAACAACAGGTGCGGATTTAACCGCCACAAGTTCTTCCATTGCCGTTGCAAGTTCGAGCGGCTTTCCAAGCATGGGGACGATCAAGATAGGCAGCGAAAATATCCGCTACGGAACAAATGCAGACAATGTGCTTGGAGACCTTACCCGTGGGGATGATGGGACTACGGCAGCCGCCTCCTCAAGTGGTGCAACAGTCACTTTTGTTGGTCTTGTCTTAATAGATGACGAACTTATTCAATACACAGGGAAATCTTCCAATACCATAGATGCGGGGGTGGCTAGGGGAGCTAGAGGAACTACCGCCGCCGCGCATGACGATGGATCAGATGTCAAAGAAGCTAATGACTTTGTGGGTTTTGGCGGTATTTCAGATACGGCAGCAGAACCGGGGACTAATCTACGCTTATGGGCTCAGGATAATTGGGGGGAAGACCTTCTCTTTAATGTTTTTGATGGAACGCCGTACTACTGGGATAAGACACTAGGGGTTGGAGCTAGAGCGACTACGCTTGCTTCTCAGAGCGGCGCTTCAGATGTACCCACAATTACTAGGCGCATGATGGTTTCCGGTGCTGACCGGCATGTCATTTGTTTTGGCTGCAATCCCATAAATGAAACCGCTCAAGATTTGTTATTGGTTAGATGGTCCGATCAAGAGGATGCGTTTGGTTGGACACCCACGGCAACTAACACAGCGGGATCGCAGAGAATATCTACAGGATCCGAGATCATTTCGGCGCAGAAGACGAGACAAGAAGTACTTATTTGGACGGATTCTTCCCTCTATGCGATGAGATTTACCGGTCCTCCCTTCACGTTTGGGTTCAGTATGCTGGCGAATAACGTGTCTATCATTGGTCCCAATGCCGTGACAACGATAGGGGATAGGGTTTTCTGGATGGACCGTGAGAATTTCTACGCTTACACGGGACGTATTGAGGTTATTCCGTGTACTCTTTTACGCTACGTTTTTGACGACATTAATCTAAATCAAAAAGCAAAGTGTTTTGCCGCCGCTAACAAAATGTTTGACGAAGTCTTCTGGTTCTATCCAAGTTCGGATTCATCAGAAATAGACCGGTACGTTAAATTCAACTTCACAGAAAACACCTGGGATCTTGGAACCTTATCCAGAACCGCGTGGGTTGATTTTGGGATACATAACAATCCAAGGGCTTCAGGGACTTCAAGTGGGACGAGTTATGTTTATGTCCATGAAAGCGGCGACAACGATGACGGCTCCGCGATGACTTCCTATATTGAATCTGCTGATTTCGACTTGGGGGACGGAGACCAGTTCATGTTCGTTAAGAGATTAATACCGGATATCGATATAACGACTACGGCCAGTCGAACCGTGGACTATATTCTCAAGACCAGAGATTACCCAAACGATAGCCTAACAACTAATTCTACGAACGCTATTGGAACTACGACGCAACAATCTTTCTTACGCGCCAGAGCGCGGCAAGCGGTCCTGCGAATAGAAAGTTCCAGCACTGATGTGACTTGGACCTTGGGCGATTTACGCCTTGAGGTTCGTCCCGATGGGAGACGTTAGTGGTTAAATTGCTAGATCATTCTATGCCAGAAGCTCCTGTTCAATATGATGTGAATACGTTCACCCGGATTCTACGGGACTTAGAGATGGCTTTAACAAAGACGGATTGGCCCGCCATCGTTAGTGGGGAAGATGACACTAACGGCGTTACTTGGTTCATGGACTAATGGCTTCTGCTTACAAGAACATTGCTTCTTTAGTTGGATCGACGGGGGATGTGACTGTTTACACGTGCCCGAGCGCCACAGAAGCTATCGTTAAAAGCATAAATTTGTATAACAGCCACTCTGGAACTATAGTAGTATATCCAAAGATTACCGACAGTTCCGCTTCTCTAACGGTTACGTTAGAGAAAAACAGCATAGGAACTCTCGCAGACGTGTCTCTTTCAGGACCCTTTGTTCTTGAGGCGAGCGACACGCTCATATTTAACTGTGATACAGCGTCGAAGATTTACGTCTTTGCGAGCGTTTTGGAGCTTTCCTAATGCTACAACAAAACCACCATGTACAAACTAGCGGGATACAATCCTTCTTAGAATCTTCCCCCGACTACGAATTAGCCCCAATTGGCCTTGGGTCTTTCCAGGATCAGGCCAGAAAGATGGCGGAATATGGACGGAATGGCGACATTTATGTGGTTCACGCCGCAGAGGGGGAAACGGTTATTCCGACGGAAGTTCTTGATGCCAATCCTAAAGTCCGGGAACTCCTGTTTGGCCAGATGCGTGAAATGGGCCTTGACCCACAAGAATTTATCGTAGGCAACGAGCTTAATAGCATTAACCCGGTCACGGGTCTGCCGGAGTTCTTTTTTAAGAGCATCTTCCGGGGAATTAAGAAAGTTGTTAAGAAAGTTGCTAATGTAGTCAAGAAGTCCCTTCCCGTAGTTCTTCCTATAGCGGCGGCGGCTTTCGGTGTGCCGTTTTTGGGGCCTGCATTTGGCGCGGGAACATTTGGCGCGTCCTTCTTAGGCAGCGGCATAGGAACTCTGATAGATGGAGGAAACCTTAAAGATGCCCTTAAATCCGGTCTTCTGGCAGGAGGGGCGACTCTTGCCGCCCAAGGGATTGGATCTTTGTTTAAACCCAACCTGAGTTTTTCAGACGCTTTAACGGGCAGCTTTACTGGTGCCACTCCTGTGTACGACGGATCTAAATTGATAGGAACGCAGTATGCGGCCTCGCCGTATGCAGACGTATTTGGAAACACCCCGGCAAGAGTTGCTAGTGCCAAAGCGTCTAAAAAACAGTTCGCCAATCTTTTCAGCAAGAATCCCTTAAAAGCGTTCACGGGTGAGGGGCAACTGTTTGATCCTACACCAACGCGCCAAGCTCCCGGTTTTGTACCGGTAACTCAGCCGATAGCGTCGAGTCTTAATCCCAACGCAGCAGCTATACGAAGAGGCATGGAAGTAGCACGAGCGGCTGGGACGCCGCCGGGATCATATCAAGTCGCCGGTCATCCTGTGCCAGTTGGGCCTCCTGTTTCTTCTAACGTTGCCCCTGCCGCAAGTATTGGTCCTACACCACAGAACCTTGCTGTAATGCAGCGAACAGGAGTAAATCCGCTTACTGGCGCTAACGTAAACCCCCTAGGATTTAC